CCCCTGCGAAGGGGCGCCTGGTGTTTTGCGACACCGGGTACTACAGTACCTCCTAATCCAAACAGAAAGGATGTGAAGTCATGGCCACGACCACTCGCCGCAGAATCCTCGACTCGACCACGTTAACGTGGAAGAACGAGTACCTGCAGAATGGCATTTGGTCGGACGCGGGCACGGGTCAACAGACCTTTTATTCGCGTCAGGTTACGACTTCAGAAGGGCACGCCTGGCCTAAAGACCGAGGCGTGCGGGATGCCGGTGGACCATTCGACAGCGTGAAACTCACGTATCGAAACAAAGACCGGGCTGATGGTTACGCTGGTTCATACCAGTATTCCATCTTTCCGGCGCGTTGTGAGGGGACGAACTTTCCTCACTACGCATGGCCCAGAGCCGAAAGGCTCGTTTTCGGCGTGAAGGACGTGTCAGATTTGGACGCATATGCTTGGGTGCCGATGAGTAGCGATACTCTGACAGTACCCGGGTCCAAGTTCATTGCTGACACAATTCCTACCAATCCCATGCTCGATGCAAGCGTCTCGCTAGCAGAGTTGTATCGTGAAGGCTTACCAAAGCTTCTTGGTGCCTCTCTGCTGAAGGACAAGACTGGACTCTTCCGCGGTTTAGCGGGAGACTACCTGAGTTTTCAATTCGGGTGGAAGCCAGTCGTCAGCGACCTAAGGGCCGCCGCAAAGGCTGTCATGGATCAAGAACTGATCCTGAAACAGCTGGAGCGAGACTCTGGTCGTGATGTGCATCGAAAGAGGTTCCTTCCTGCAGAGGTCGTGCTCAACAGCGTAGAGAGTAATAACTACGCGTACCCTTCAGGGGTACAGAGCACGGCCTTCAGCGGTCCGGCCTGGTTCCGCAGCTCTCATTATGCAAAGCGAGAGCAGTGGTTCTCGGGAGCGTACACTTTTCACTTTGAACCCGACAAGATGTCGGAAGTGAGCAGAATCGCAACCGAGGCAAGACACCTGTACGGCCTTGAGCTAACGCCCGAGGTCGTGTGGAATCTAGCACCATGGTCATGGCTCGTCGACTGGGTAACCAACGTCGGAGATGTGTTTCATAATGTCTCCGCGTTCCAGCAAGACGGGCTAGTCATGCGATACGGCTACGTCATGGAGAAGAACTCCAAGGTGGTGACACGGGTGAATACAGCTTTGCCAGCTTCATCGGCATCGTTGTCCTATCCTATGTCTTCCACCGAGACGTTCACGGGCATAAGAAAAGCCCGCCGTAAAGCGACTCCGTTCGGATTTGGATTGCTTGAGTCGAGCTTCACAGTTCGACAATGGGCAATCCTGGCAGCGTTGGGAATTACCCGCGCTCCGAAGAAATTGGCGGCATAACCGCTTCGTTTTACCGGAGATCACAAGATCTGTGACTCTGGACTCACCCCCTCTTACAAGAGGGATCACCCAGAAGGAGTAACGTCCCATGTTCACTGAACCCCAGACTGTGACGATCTCAGGCTCTGCAAAGAGCCTGAACCGGACCGGTTCTACCGAGTCCGGCGGCCGTTTCGCAACGGCTGACCGCGCCCACCGACTGAGTGTTAACCACTCTTACGGCAAGCGCACCCGTCACCAGGTTCGGCTCGAGGTGGATACGCTTATTGCGAATCCACTGGTGTCCGGCCAGAACGTGAGTCAGTCCATGAGTGTTTATCTCGTGGTTGACACGCCCAACGGCTACGACACGGCTACTGCAAAGGCTGTGGCGGACGGCTTTCTCGCCAACCTCACTGCCTCGACTGGAGCCAACCTCACCAAGCTTGTGGGTGGGGAGAGCTGACATCTCGCTGATTTAAGCGAGATTCATCAACAAGGGGTACAGTAAAGGGACAAGGACTCGCCCAACCTTTTAGAAAGGCGGACGATGAAAAGCCCCATGCTGCTCTGGAGGGAACTCACCCGAGAATTGGGTGAGTGGTGTCGCGTTAGCACCAGCCGTGACCTGGTAACAGCCACGGCACGAGTCAAAGATGAAGGGTTGTCATTTCTGACGATAACCCTGCCGAACGTTTCAAAGGACTTTGAATCAGCCCTCGCGTCCGGTAAAATCGAGCACGACCATTTCCTCGGATTTAAGAGGAGTGGCAGTCTCCCCCGATTTCTCGGAGGTTTCTTTGCTCAGGTCTTTGACTCACAATCTGGTGTCCTGCTCGAGCACCCTTCAGTGGATGCCATTTTCGCGATCCGGCAGATCTGCCGGTTCTGCGGGAAGATCCAGCTCCCTTGTACAACAGAGAGGGTAAAGGATGCATTCACGCAATTCGCTCGAGTTGAGCAGGAATTGGAAGCCGCGAGTCAGGAAATTTCTCAAGATAGTTACCTTGAGTTCCTGCGTGTTTCTCGCGTTCTTCTTGGCACTTGTCTCAGCGTTTCAGACCATTCTGTGGATTCTGGACTACTGAGGCCAAGACATGGGCCCGGCAAGACGGCTGACAGACTAAGCGGAAACGCGAAGTTTAATCAGTCCGAATGGCCGTGGCGTTTGGAGCGGGGTGGGTTTGCTTCGGCAGACTTTCTCCTTCCGAACTATAGGTTCTACCAGAATCTAGACCGTGTCCGATTCCTGGATCCCGAGGACGAGCGACCCGTGAGGGTCAGCGCCGTCCCCAAAACCCTCAAGACCCCGCGAATTATCGCGGTCGAGCCGACAGCCATGCAGTATGCACAACAGGCTGTGGCAGGGGATCTCGTCAAGGGAATTGAGTGCGACTACGTTGCACGTCATTTCATCGGTTTTACCGATCAGGAGCCTAATCAGCTCCTTGCCAAACGAGGTTCCATCACGGAGGATCTGGCAACGCTTGATTTGAGCGAAGCCAGTGACAGGGTCTTGAATTCGCTTGTCCAAGTTCTGTTTCAAGGTTACACACACCTCTCAGAGGCTGTGCAAGCCTGCAGGTCGAGGACAGCGGATGTGCCTGGTCATGGAGTGATTCCTCTGACCAAGTTCGCGTCGATGGGATCAGCTCTTTGTTTCCCAGTGGAGGCCATGGTGTTTACTAGCCTGTGTTTCCTAGGGATTGAGAGAGCTTCAGGATTGAAGATGACCCGAGAACGAATGTTAACGTTCAAGGGTCGGGTGCGCGTCTACGGGGATGACATTATTGTCCCCGTGGAATACGCGAACAGCGTGATCCAGACACTCGAGGAGTTTGCTTTTCGAGTGAATGGCAACAAATCTTTCTGGACTGGTAAGTTCAGAGAGAGCTGTGGGAAGGACTACTACGCTGGCACTGACGTTACAACGATCAAGTGCCGTGCGCTCGTGCCTTCGTCACGCGCAGACGTGAAGGAAATCGTCTCCACGGTAAGTTTGCGAAACCAACTCTTTAAAAGAGGGTTCGTGAGCACCGTGCAGTACATCGACCAGCTTCTCGAGCGTATCCTCGGATACTACCCTGAAGTAGGTGAGACTTCTCCCTTGCTGGGCAGATGGAGTCATGAGGACCCAAAACTGGGTTCTAGACTCAATCGCGACACACATTCCCTCGAAAAGAGGGGCTGGGTGGTACGTTCTGATCCTCCGATCAACAGGTTGGATGGTGAAGGTGCTCTGCTCAAGTTTTTCTTGAAGGCAGGCGATAAGCCGAGTGCTGACGAGAAACACCTGGAACGTTCTGGACGTCCTCAAGCCGTCAACATCACGCTGAGGTGGGCCCCCGTGCTTTAGCACGTTGGGGGTGGCTCAAATGAGTCACAAAGAGGAGGCAGAAGTTCGCCTTCCA